CTTAGGGGGCGGTTTCAGGCCAGTCTGGGCACGATCAGACATTGCGAGGGGGCGCCAATCCCCATCGTCCCGAAGGACGCCCATCGCTGCCGAAGCAGGACTTCGAGCTCCCTATCCTGTCGATGCTTACGCAAGCTTTCGACCTCACTTTCTTTAAAGAGGATTCCGCTGTGTGGCAGTTTAAGCCCCCTAGTCGGCCAGCCCGATGCTCCTTGAGTCTTACACGGTTCCTGGGGCGTCCGACGTCAGGTATTGCCTCCCTTTTTAATCATGCGTCTCGTCCAAGAGGCATGACGGAGGGCCGCCATTAACCACAGTTTCTTCCTGCAGTATACTAATGAGGTATACTCGCATCCATAAGAACCTCAGGTAGGTTCGTATTATCAACACATGCCCCGTGATCTGTGGCGATCACGTTGCGCACCTTAGCCACCCCCCGCGGGGGGACTTGGCTAGCCGAAGGCTCCTCACACGGGCACCAGGACTAGCCGGCCGTCGTCCTCCTCAACCTTCCACGGGGAAGGGTGTTCTACTCGCGAGTAACGAGACGAGTAACACCATAATTTTCGTACCCTTCCATTCTTTTCCCTGAGAGCGTGCTCGAACACGCGCTGACTTACCGTTGTGGTGCATTGGATTCGAGAGGGCCGGGTAAAGGGGCAATCGCTCCAGCCCCAATTCTGAGCAGGCTCAGAATCTCGACCCTCCTCGAACAACTGCTGGTTAAAACCAACCTTGTCACCCCACGTCGGCTCGTCCTCGCACATCTCCCATCGGGGCTCCCTCTCCCTCCTGGGAGGGGGGGTTAAGTAACCCGACTTGCGGAGCTTGCGTTCGAGCTGGTTAACGCTCCTCAGACGAAGGTCCATTCCCACCGATGAAGGTAGGAAGCATCCTTTCTTCGGCTGCACGGTGCTAGCGTAAGCCTCCTGCCATTTCGGGCCTGCCTCAATGCAGACCTTGACGAAGTGGAGGTGGCCTCTTGCGCTATCGTACATCGTGCCCCGTCTTAAAAGAGGGACCTTACTCCATCTTTTCCCCTGCTTCAAAAACTGAGTCGAATTGATCTCAGCCAACGTTTTTCCCCGAGCCGTCTTCTTCTCATTAATCATAAAACCGACAGGGTAATCGGAGTTGAGAATCGGACGGTGGGCACTAATTAAAGTGTCATCACCGTTGACTAAGAACTTTGCCTCAGGACAGTCGCGAGTAGCCCAGAGGGCGGCGCAATACGACTGCAAACAAAGCAGGGGAAAAGACAAGTATGTCCCCATCATTTGGCCATGTGTGATGGCCGTCCCTTCTCTACCTTTTTCTACTTGGGATTTCGAATAGGCGAGCGGACGCAAAGAATCACAAGCCATGACCTTTATGGCTCCAGGGACATGAACACTCTTAGC